TTAAGATATTTAGCAAACAAATTAGAAACCTTTAATAACATGGTAGCTACTGCATGGAATAAGTGGCTTAGTAAGATTAAAATGTAATAGATGAAATTAAGCAAGAACTTAACACTAGCTGAGGCAGTAAGATCAGAAACTGCAAAGAGAGTAGGAATAGATAACAAACCTACTACAGAACACTTAGAGAACTTAAAAGTAACAGCAGAGAAGATATTTCAGCCTATTAGAGATCACTTTGATAAGCCAGTATATGTTTCTAGCATGTATAGGTCAGAAAGGCTTAATAGTGTGCTTAAATTTGCTAGTAAGACAAGTGTTCACATGACTGGACAAGCAATAGATATTGATATGGACCATACATCTATTTCTAATAAAGATGTATTTAATTATGTTAAAGATAATTTAGACTTTGATACATTGATTTGGGAGTTTGGTGAAGATTCTCCTAAGTGGGTGCATGTATCTTATGTAGAAGGTAAGAATAGAAAACAAGTTCTAGAGAGTTTTATGGATGAAAAAACTGGTCTAGTAAGTTATAAGCATTATGAGCCAAGAAAAGAAAAACAAAAAGAAGTTCAAGGAAACAAAACTAGGTCAGTTCCTTCTGGGAAAGTCAGGACTGTTTCAAACAGTAGCAGAAACAATACCAAATAAAGGATTTCTAGGTGTCTTAAAGACATTAATATCCAAAGATGATAATCTTGCACAACAAGATAAAGAGGTGGCATTAGAAATGCTGAGAATGGATATTGAGGAAATGGATGCTGTTACCAGAAGATGGGAATCAGACAACCTTTCAGATAGTTGGCTTTCAAAAAATGTTAGACCATTAACATTAGTGTTTCTTACAATAGTTTATACCATAGGTTTTTTCTTAGAGTACAACCTGGACAGCATCAATCAGATCCTTTTACTTATTATTGGAGCTTATTTTGGTGGAAGGTCTTTTGAGAAGATACAGAAGCTATAATATATTTATAAGTAATATATACTATTATTATAATATACTTATCATATTAATATATAATATATATAATACATTAAATATAGTGTATTATAATATTTTGTAGATAACTTTTGTTTATTTGTAAATAAATGTTACCTTTATGACTTAAACTTTAAAATATTATTATGAAAAAAAGTAAAAAAGAGTTAATAGAATACATAGATTTTGATTCCTTAATACATGATTATAGTTTAGACTCTGGAGAAATATCACCAGAAATACATTCTAGATTAGAGGAGTCATTATTACACTTTATTAGATTAAATAATTAAATAACTATAAAAATAAAATTATGAAAAATAACACATTGCAACCAGAATTAGTACAGAAATCACTAACAAAACAAGAATTTCTAAACAACATTACCATCAAGAAATACTCAGAATGTAAGGGTAGGGATGGAATAGCTTTCTCAGCAGACATTTATTACAAAGGTAAATTTGTTTGTGATATAGTAGAGAGTGGATATGGTGGAGAATTAGACATAAACACATATACAGAAATTGAAAGAGTTAATGGTAACATAGAATGGGCATATGATTATACAATTCATGCTATATTTGACACTATTAATAAAGATGAATTATTAAGAGTAACTGATATGAAAAATAAAGATGGTTCTTTCTATAGTTATACTATGGATTTAGAGGCTTTAATTTGTACAGCAGTAGATAAATATTGTTTAGAAAAAGAAAATCAAAAGATTTTTAGACAAGGTATNATCATAGAAAGTNNAAAAGGTAGTTGGGAAAAAGAGGGTGCATANAGATGTATCTCTTGGGGAAAGAANAGTATNAAATCTATCTCTANTCTTGACTATATGATTCCTAAAGTTCAANAAAANATTAATGAATTACTTAATCAAAATAAAACAATTATTAATAAAGATTATTTAATGTCATTAGGATTTAGTTTTTAGTAGTAAATTTTCATGTNGNNTGGAAAGCCTCAACTTTTAGTTGGGGTTTTTTTTATACCTTTATTTAATGCCAAGAAAACTAACAAGGAAGTCAGCAATCAAAAAACTAGACAGAATATTTAGCCTTTATATAAGGCAAAGAGATGCAGACAAAAGAGGTGTTTGTACATGTTGTACTTGTGGAAAGAAATTACCTATTAAAGAGATTCATTGTGGGCATTTTATGAGTAGAAGGCATATGGCAACTAGATGGGATGAGGATAATTGTAACAGCCAATGCAGTTATTGTAANACCTTTAATTCTGGAGAACAATATAAATATGCTTTATTTCTTAACAAAAAGTTTAATACAGACAAAGCCTCTGAGTTGCTTGTAAAATCTAGAGAAACTGTCAAACTTTCCTTGCAAGATCTTCTGGAAAAAATAGAATTTTATAAAAACTTGCTGTCTTAAGTAAAAGTTATTATAATTTATTATAACTTTATAATCAGAAAAAACATTTAAGTATGATTTATAAAAANAAAGGTGAAGAGCCTACTGCAAAAGACAGTAAAATCTTAGAATTACAAGCACAAGTATCTCAATTACAACTCAAACTAAGTGAATCTAAAAGTATTAACTTAGAACTTACTGCTGAACTTAAGCAAGTAAGAGCTGGCTCTGATCCAGAAAAAAAAAGTTTTAACATTAATCTAAATTATGATGGAATCCAACAGTATTAAATTAAGTACAATCCAATTTGTAGAGGAACAAGGTGAGTGGTCAAATGGGCAACAAACCTTTTTAAAATATAAACTACATCTTAACAATGGTGAAAAACCAGAATTTCTAGCTAAGTCTAAAAAGACTATTGAATCTTTTAATCAAGGTGATGAAGTTAGATACTCCTATAAAAAGGAAGGGCAATCATTTGCTAAAATAGAAAGAGAAGATAATAATCAAAATTTTAATAAAATGTCAAATAATAATACAACTAAAAATCAATCATCAAGTGGTATGACTCAACAAGAATCTATTGCTAGAAGTGTTGGTTGGAATAATGTTAGTTCATTAGTTTTCTCTGAGGAGTTTCAAAAATATGATGAGCCTAATAAAAAAGCAAAAGATGAGAATGGTAAAAACCAAGAGGTTGAAGTCTTATTCTCAGATAGACAAAGAAAGATGATTAAACAAGCAGCAGAAGTTGCTAAATACATCTATACAGAAGTAATAACTAAACCAATAATAAATAAATAATTATGGCAAAACCAGATTTTGTTGCAGGTGTTTATGTGGATGAATCTCCACAAGACTTTGTAATAATTAAACAGAGGCTAAATGTTACTAGATTCAAAGAGTTTTTAGATAATCCATATGTGAAAGAATTTGTTAAGAAAAATAATGACTATCTTAATATGGATGTTTTAAAAAGTAAGGGTGGAAAATACTATCTTCCATTCTCTGAATTTAAGCCAGAAAAAAAAGTAACAACAACTGACCACAATCCAGACAGAAATTTAGATTCTGGATATGGTAAAGATGATAATCCATTTGAAGATTAAAATATGATACTGAAAATCCAAGACCAACTTAATAAAATCCATGATATTAGAAGTGGAAAAATCAAAGAAGGTCTTGGCTTAGGTATTAAATCATTTGACCAATATTTCAGATTTAAAAAAGGTACATTCAATGTTTTCTTAGGACATTCAAATGTAGGTAAAACTCATACAGTAGTNTACTTAATGTTTATGTATGCTTTAAAACACAATCTAAGGTTTCTAGTTTTCACAGCAGAAAATGAACCATACTCAATAGTAAGAAAAATAATAGAATATAAAGAGGGTTTGCCCATTAACAAAGTTGATGAGGAAAAGTTGAAAGAAGGAAGTGAGTGGGTAGATTCTCATTTTAAATTTATATCTATAGATGAACAATACACATATAAGGAATTATTAGACTTAGGGACAAGTATTAAAAAGTCTTGGGATTATCAGGGATTCTTTATAGATCCATATAATGCTTTAGAAAGAGATAGAGATTTAGCTAGGAGTTTAGGAATACATGAATATGATTATAAGGTAATGTCAGATATGAGAATGTTTTGTCATAAAACTGGTGTTTCATTATGGTTATCAGTTCATGCAGTAACAGAAAGTTTAAGGAGATTACATGGTTCTAATCATGAATACTCTGGGCATCCAGTTCCTCCAATGATGAGTGATTGTGAAGGTGGGGGGAAGACTGGAAATAGATGTGATAATTTTGTTTGTATTCACAGATATATTTATCATAGTCTTGATTGGATGGTAACAGAATTACATGTCAGAAAAGTGAAAGATACAGATACTGGAATGATGCCTACAAGTATTTCAGCACCAGTTAAAATTAGAAGTCTGATTAATAATGTTGGATTTAGTATAGAAGGAGATAATATGATAGAATTAATGAATGAACATACTGGAGAAGGCATATCAAAAACATAATACATGGATAAATATCTGTAAGAGTTTTGGCTTAAATAGGTATTATGCTGAAGACCTTGTAATGGAGATGTATTTAAAATTAGACCATATTTGTAATGTCAAAGGAACTAATATAATATATAAAAAAGAAGGTCAAGAAGATGATTTAAATTATTATTATATATGGAAAATTCTATATACTATGTTTCTTCAACTTAAAAAGAAACAGAATAAAGTTAGTTATATTGGAACAGAAATATTACAAAACATTCAAGGATCAGAGGAAGTTGAATTTAAAAAAATGGAAGAAAAGTTTAATAGAGAGTTTGAGAAATTACATTGGTATGACCAAAAAGTATTTGAGATAGTGGCAAGTGGAACTAAGATTAGTGAACTTAGTAGAAAATCCACAATCACTTATATTAGTTTGTATAATACATACACAAAAGTAAAGAAGTTGTTAAAGAATAAAATAGGATTATGAAATTAGGAGATTTAGTAGAGTTGGTAATAAGAAAAATAACCTTTGGTTATGGAAAGACAATAGCAAAAAAGATAGCTGCATTATTTGGTTATGAAGATTGTGGTTGTGATAGAAGGCAAGATGAATTAAATAAATATAAAATTACAAAAAATGGGATTGAGAAGTTATAAGGCAATGCTAGAACAGCAGATGATTGAAATAGATTATAAATCATTTGATGATTTTTTAGTTATAATTGAAACTGGATTTGGAGATAAAGATTTACAGATAGTTTATGAGTTACATGCAAAGTATTTTAACCACAATTTTAATATTCCTTGTGGATGTGGTGGAGCAAAAAAGATAGACACAATAAACAAGTGGATTAGTGATTTAAAAAAAGTTCATGCTAATGGTGTTCAGACCAAGTAGCTATGATAATAAAGAGAATTGGAAAAAGGGTTCAATCTCTGAGGAAAGGTTTAGATTATTCATGAATTGGATAGGAATAGGAGCTGTAAAAACATCAGAGAGAGTTGACAAGTTTGAGCATATAGATTTTATTGTTGGAGCTTTAACTCCAGTAGATTTAAAAGGAGATAAAAAAACAGATGCAGTATGGTTAGAAAAAACAAATGTGTGGGGAGGTCCAGGTTCTCTTCTGGGAAAAGCAAAGTATATTGTAATAGAATATTTAGATATTCATACTTATGTGTTTTATGATAGATTAGAATTAGTTGAGTATATTAAAAGATTCAAAGATGTATGTAAACATAAATCTGATTATCATTGTTTATATACTAGAAAAGGAAATAAAGATGTAATAATAAAAGTTAAAGAAAAAGACATTAAAGATTATGAAAAATTTAGATTTCAATACTACATTTAAAACTAAGGACTTTGATAGAGAGTTAATTAGTAAAAAGCTAGACAACTTAAAAGATTTACAGTATCTGCTAAATACTGAAATAATAAATAAAGAGTTACTTAAATGGAAAGAATCACAACCTAATAATGAAAATTTAAAAAGGTTTACTGAGGCTATGGTTAATGTAGAACTTTATGTAAATGAATTACAAAATGATAGGCATTTATTAATGCTAAGCATAGATGAATACAGAAGTGATAAAATAAGAGCAGTTGAAAGAGCTAGAAAAGCAGAGAGCAAAAAGGATTGAATTGTCTGTAGATTTATTACTAGAAGATAGTAGTATTTATTTTGCAGCACAAGAAGATATAGAAGGAATGTATATAGATCAGATAAATGGAATGTTTATGAATTTTGATGCACTACCAAATATGTATGAGGATGTATTAGTAAACTTTAAGTCTATAGATTTATATGCTATGATAGTTTCAAAGAATTATCATGTAGCACACAACACATTATATATTAACCTAGAATTAAAATTAGAAGAATGAAAATTACACTATTTGATGGAATAACTTATGACAAAGATGAGTTAGTAAAAAAAGCATATGATGATGACTTTTATTATAATTACTTAGGCAAGTATGCCTTAAGTTCAAGTTCAATAAAGAACTTGCTATCATCACCAAAGACATATAGAAACATAATGAAATATGGTTCACCAAGTTCTCAAGCATTAAGAGATGGATGGTTGATGCACACTTGTGTATTAGAGCCAGATGTTTTTGAGAAACAAATTTTTGTTGATGTCCAGAGTAAGAATACAAAGAAATATAAAGATGCTCTTGCTGAACATGGCAAAGTATTTACAATGAAAGAAAAACATGATGCTGAAAGATTGGCTGATGCTCTACTTAGGAATGAAATGGTTTTAGAGAAACTTAACAACTCTGATTTTGAAGTAGCAGAGATTGATGAGATTTCATTTGATGGTGGATTCAAATTTCCTTTTAGAGCAAAGGCTGATATTTTAGGAAACAACTCAACAATGTATGATTTAAAATCTACAAGTAATATTGAGGGTTGGAAATACTCAGCAGATAAATTTGGATATGATATTCAAGCATTTTTATATTGCAAGATATTTGATATAATGCCAGATAAGATGGGATTTATTATAATAGATAAAGGAAGTTTAGATATAGCATATGCACAAGTGACAGAAGAGTTCTACTTAAGAGGAGCTGCTAAAGTGAAAAGAGCCTTAGAGATTTATGAGGAATGGTTTATGCAAGAATCAGATTTAGATCAATATTATATAAACATAGAATTATGAAACATTACATACCAAAAGAAGATTTAAGATATTACCTAAGAACTACAAAAAAAGACATAGAGTTCCAACAAAGAATACTCAGGTATTTCTGTTATGGATTTCCATTATTTACATTTTGGAGTGCTATGGTAATTAACTTTTTATTTTACATTTTTACTGGAAAAACTGGGTAATGAAGATATGCTGTAGATGTGGGGTGGAGAAAGAAAGATCAGAGTATCATAAAAAAACTAGCAGTAAGGATGGTTTAGATAATAGATGTAAAGATTGTAAAAGAGATTACAATAGAACCTGGACCAATGAAAATAGAGAACATGTTAGGAAATATAATAGAGAGTTTGTTCAAAAACAAAGGAGGAATCCTAAGAAAAGAATGTATAAGAATTTAATGGCTAGAGCTTCTAAGTTCAAACAAAGGAAAGGATTTAAAATAACTAAAAGCTATAATAGTATTCTGGGATGTAGTAGAGATTATTTAGCAGAATATATTGAGAGCAAGTTTGATGAGAATATGAATTGGGAAAACTATGCAACATATTGGGAGCTTGACCATGAGATAGAATTATTTAGAATTAAAGATGAAGAGGATTATGAACTAATAAATCATTTCACTAATTTAAGACCATTAGAAAAGATTAAAAATAGAATGAGAAATTATGAGTAAGCCAAAAGTATTAGAATTATTTGCAGGAAGTTGCACCTTTTCAAAAGAGGCAGAGAGATTAGGATGTGAAACATTTAGATCTGATTATAAAGAATTTGATGGAATAGATTATGCTGTAAACATTTTAGACTTTGATATAAAGAAAGTTCCATTTAAACCAGATATAATTTGGGCAAGTCCTCCTTGTACTACATTTTCAGTTATGAGGATTGGAAGTAATTGGAATTTTGATAATACTCCTAAAAACTCAAAGGCATGTTTAGGATTAGCATATGCATTTAAAACTGTTGAGATAATAAAAGCATTAGAACCAAAGTATTGGTATATAGAAAATCCTAGAGGTAAACTAAGAAAGTTAAATGCTGTTGAAGGTTTAGATAGAGTAACTGTTTGGTATTGTCAATATGGAGAAACTAGAGCCAAGCCTACAGATATTTGGAGTAATAATATAAGGTCTTTAATGAATCCAGATGGATGGCAGCCTAGACCTGAATGTAGTAATGGTAATCCTAACTGTCATCATGAAAGAGCTCCAAGGGGAGTAACAACAACTGGGACACAAGCATTAAAAGATAATTATCACAGAAGTATTTTACCATTAGAATTATGCACAGAAATAATAACACAATCATTAAAATTATGAATAGAAAAGAATATCCAGTTTGGACTGGAGTTATAGATTACTTCCCAGATGCACTTATGGAAGTTTCAAGAGTGAGTAAGATTGGAAATGACCAACATCATAAAGGAAAACCATTACATTGGGATAAGAGCAAAAGTACTGACCATCTAGATGCTTTAACTAGACATCTCCTAGAGGCTGATAAACTAGATGATGATGGAGTGTTGCACTTAGCAAAAGTAGCTTGGAGAGCCTTAGCTGCATTACAATTTAAACTAGAAAAAAATGATGAGAACTAAAAGTAGGATCAGAAGTCTGATAGATGAAATAGAAACACTATCAAACATAAGCATATTTCAAAACACCAGAAGGAGAGAAGTAGTAGAGGTAAGGTCATTACTATATACTATTCTAAGAAACTTCTATAGGTTTAATCTAAGGGAAATTCAAGACTTGTGTTCTGAGTATGGATATGATATAACACATGCAAGTGTAATTCATAGTCTTAAATCTTTTAATATATATAAATCTTATAACAAGAATTTAGATGATTGGTTTCATGCAGTCATAATTGAATTAGAGGAAGATGTTGCAGCCCAAAGAATAGATTTTATAAAACCAAAACTTAAGTATTTGTCTGAGGAGAATCTTCTAAAGTTATCAACAGTTGTTAAAGAAATGTATGANGAGGCTATTATAAATATGAAAGAGGAAAGTTTACAAACTTGACATAAAATAGACAAAAAAGGAAATGGCAAAGGATAAAGGGAAATTTTTAGAAGTGTTTGCATCCAAATTAGGGAATGTAAGTAAAGCATGTTCAGCAGCTAAGATTAGCAGACAAACATATTATGATTGGATGAAGGACAANGAGTTCTCTGGTAAAGTAGATGAAGTAAGAGAAGGTCTGTTAGACTTTGCAGAACATCAATTACTATCTAATATAAAAGATGGTAAGACTGCTGAGATTCTATTCTACCTAAAGACTAAAGGAAANAAGAGAGGATATATAGAGAGAAGTGAGATTGATACTGTAGGAGATAAAATGTTTGAGGTTAAGATACTAAAGAATGAAACAGATACAGACTAATGTTGTATTTGAGTTATTAGAATCTAATCAATCTAAAATAGTAGCACTTCAAGGATCAAGTAGAGCTGGTAAAACTTATAATGCTTTACTCTGGATTATATTCAGTTATTGTCATAAGAATACTGGAAAGGTTATCTCAATATGTAGAAGGACATTACCAAGTTTAAAAGCTACAGTTTTAAGAGATTTTCTAGAGATACTAAGAAACAATGAACTGTATTCTGAAATCTACCACAACAANACATCTAATGAGTATTGGTTAAATGGTAATCTAATAGAGTTCTTTAGCCTGGACATGGGGAGCAGAGTTAGAGGTAGAAAAAGAGATATGCTTTTTATTAATGAAGCTAATGAGATTGACTATGAGGCTTGGAATCAACTTCTATTTAGAACTGATGGCAAAGTAAATGGTGTCATTCTGGACTACAATCCTCATGACCAGTTCCATTGGATTTATGATAAAGTATTAGAGAGGGATGATTGTAATCTATACATCACAACATTTATGGATAATCCATTCATATCTAAAACACTTAGAGATGAGCTGTTAAGATTAAAAGAATCTGATCCAGATTACTGGAGGATTTATGGATTAGGTTTAAGAGGTCAGAGTAGGTCATTAATATTCAAGTTCCATTTAATAGATAAAGTGCCAGATAATGCAAGATTATTATCATATGGATTAGACTTTGGCTTTGCCTCAGATCCATCAGCTCTGTGTGCAACTTATGTTGAAGGTGATAACATGTACACTAAAGAGTTGTTATATGAGAAAGGTCTAACTAATCAAGACTTGGTTAGAGAGTTCCAGAGATTAGGATTAGATAGAAGAGATGAGATATATGCAGATAGTTCTGAACCAAAATCAATAGAAGAGATACATAGAATGGGATGGAATATAAAAGGTAAAAAGAAGTATGAGATTAACTATGGAATTGACTTAGTAAGAAGATACAAGTTGCATATCACTAAGGATAGTATAAATGGAATTAAAGAGTTGGAAAACTACAAGTATATAGAAGATAGAAATAACAATCCAACTAATAAGCCTCTAGACAAGTTTAATCACTTCTGTGATAGTTTAAGATACTCTGTAGTGCATAAGCTATCCTATCCTAATTATGGAAGGTATGCTATTAAATAAAAAAAGGTGCTAAAAGTTAATCTAGCACCTATCCTCAAACTTAATTGATATGAAAAAAAAATCACATTGAACTTTCAAATGACATTAGGATGACTAGTCCTATTGCCAAAATCCAAAGTAATATTGTGATTAGCCAAAGTGGCTGTTTGAAGTGTTTTTCTAATTCTTGTAAGTCTTTCATTATTGAATTGTGTTTCTTATTTGATTATCTAAGTTATCACATTCCTCTTGAATGTCCTCTAAGTTCTTTTTATCAAATCCTGCATTGTTAATTAATTCAGCAGTATCAAACATTGATAAAGGATTAAGAGTATCAGCTATAAGTATAGCAGCTAATTGTTTTCTTTGATATTCTGGTAAAGTCTTAGCTAACCAAAATATTTCCTTAAGTGTTGGTTGCTTTGTCATTATAGTCTGCCTTTTAAATAATCATCNACTAAATCTTGTGGAGTTATATTAGGTCTGTGTATAATGTCTAAGAAATTCTTAGCATCCTCTAGTAAAGTATTATTATAATTTTGTTCATTGTACAGATACTCTGTATAATCTAAAGCATTAGTTTTTACAGCACCAAAATTAAAGAATATGTCTGATGTATCAGTATCTACTTTAGATCTGAACATCATTGTTGAAGTTTGTGTTTTTGTTTTCATATAGCTAATATAATACATTATTATAATATAGAGCATATTATTAATAAAAACTTTTTAAAAAATATCAATTTAGGTATTATATAGATATGGAAATAGAGGTTAAAGTGCCTGAGAACTTATCTGAAATAACTCTAGGACAGTATCAGAAATATCTAAAGATACAAGATGGAGATAATGATGAGATGATGATAGCACAGAAAATGATAGAAATCTTTTGTAATGTAGAGCTTAAATATGTTACTAAGATGAGATGGAAAGATGTCCAGGAGATAACACTAACATTAAGCAACATGTTTGATGAGGATAGTAAGTTTATTAAAATGTTTACCCTGGACCAGGTTCAATATGGGTTTATACCAAACTTAGATGAGATTACATTTGGTGAGTTTGTAGATTTAGATACCTACTTAGGAGATTGGCAACAAATGGATAAGGCTATGTCTGTTTTATTTAGACCAGTAGATATAAATGTCAGAGGAAGATATAACATAAAGGAATATGATGGTACAATGAATGAGCATCTAAAAGAAATGCCTTTGTCTATTGCTTTAGGTGCTGTTTTTTTTTTGCTGAATTTAGGGAAAGAGTTATCTCAAGTTATGATGGACTATTTGGACAAGGGAGTTCTGAAGGATCATTTACAAGTCAAGGAGGGTTTAATGCAAAATGGAATTGGTATAACAGCTTTTACACAGCAAGTCAAGGAAGTATTGAAAAATTTGAATATATCTCCAAACAAAAAGCACATAAAATTTTAATGTATTTAGAATATGTTACAGAAAAATCAATATTAGAAAGTCAAAAATTAAAGAAAAGTTATGGCAACAAGTGATAAAGGAATAAGAGGATTTTATTTAGTATTAACAACACTTAAAGAGGAGTTGTTGTCTAATCCAAGTATCAAGACTTGTACATTTGGAGATATAACAGATGTTGATTTACAGAAACAAACCATATTTCCATTAGCTCATATGATTATAGAAGGAGCTACAAATTCAGAAAAGACATTACAGTTTAATTTTACAGTTCTTACAATGGATCAGATTGACATAAACAAACAATTTGATGAAGATGTGTTTACTGGTAATACTAATACTCAGGATATTCTAAATACTCAACTAGCTGTTTCTAATAGAATGGTTAGCAGACTTAGAATAGGAGCATTATCACAAGATGGCTATGAATTAGTAGGAGATCCTACATGTGAACCTTTCTTTGATAGATTTGAAAACATCTTAGCAGGATGGGCAACTACTTTTACAGTACAAATATTAAATGATATAAGTGTTTGCTAATGGATTTTAATAAAACAAAGAAAGCATTACAAGATTTTGGAAAGAATGTAGTTATTGCTGCAAGAAAGAATCTTAAAAAGAAAAGGATCAGAAGGAATGGGAAGTCATATCCTTTAGTTGCATCAGGACAATTAGATAAGTCAGTAGATGATAAACTAAAGGTATCTCCTAACTCATTACAGTTGCAATTTATGTATTTAGATTATGGTGCATATTTAGATGCAGGGGTTGATGGAACTAAAAAGAAATATGGAGAAAGAAAATATGGACTAAAAAAATTTAGTTATAAAAGTCAAGGTAATTCATTAAAAGGAATGCCTCCTACATCTTCAATATTGAAATGGGTTAATAAGAAAAGGTTAAGATTAAGAAATAAAGATACTGGAAAGTTTATGAAAGGTGGGCAAAAGAGTTTAGCCTTTTTAATAGCTAGGTCTATATTTTGGTTTGGTAAAAAACCATCATACTGGTTTAGTGATGCATTTGAATCAGCTTACAAAAAACTACCTAAAGAATTTATAGATGCCTATGCATTAGATGTAGAATCATTTTTAGATCAAACAACACAAATTAAATAACATGGCAAATTACTTAGTAAGACTTAGATCACCTTTTTTCTTAAATGAAACATCATCATCAGCATCAGGTTCAGCAGACCTTTCAATTAAAATAAATAGTGTTAATCAATATGTTATTTCAAAAAACACAAACTCTAACAATGTAGTCTTTGAGGTATCAGAATTGATAAAAGACTATTTAGATGTTACATGGGATGGTGTATTTCCATATAGCACAACTACAAAAAACAGTCTAGTGATTACAGCAGAAATTGATATTGACTTTTTTACTGGAACTAAAGAACAAAGAGCTATTGCAGCAGAAAGTTCTAGTCAATTAGTTGAACATAATATATATGGATTTGATGCTTATAGTGAATTTAATGAAGGTTCTAATAAGCAATTAGTTGCAGGACAACTATTACAATCAAACACTACAATGTATCTTCCTGAAACTGGAGCTGCATATGTCCCATCAGAATCATCTAATGGTGTAACTTATACAACAATTCCTGATACATTAGCAGATGGAGGAACTCAGACAATAGCAGGACTTCCAATAACTGTTAGAAGGATATGTGAACCAGTTTACAATATTTTAAAAGTTATATTCTTAAATAAGTTTGGAGCTTTACAAGAGTATTATTTTAATAAGAAGAATGTTCAGTCTTTAAGTACAAATCAAAAGAGTTACAAATCAACTATAATTTCAGGCTCAACATATTCACCTTTAGATCATCAAAAATTACAATACAACAAACAAGGATCTGAAACAATCAGAATGAATACTGGTTATGTAGATGAGGGACAATTTGAACCTGTAAAACAAATAATGCTATCTGAATTAGTTTGGGTGCAAATAGGGACAGCAGTTTCTCCTATAAATGTTGTTACTAATTCTTTAGAAAAGAAAACACAAATAAACAATAAACTTGTCAATTATAGTTTAGATTTTGAATTTGCATATGACATCTTAAACAATGTGAGATAATGAGTGGATATGAATTATACATTAATAATCAGAGAGTAGAAATATTTGAAGATGAAAGCCTAAGCCTTAATCAAACAATTCAAGATGTTAGGGATGTTTCTAAAGTGTTTACAGACTTCTCAAAGCCTTTTAACTTACCTGCATCAAAAGAAAACAACAAAATATTCAAACATTATTATAGATTTAATTTAGCAACTGGTACATCATTTGATGCTAGAAAGAAAGTTCCTGCTAGAATAGAGTTAAATACAATACCATTTAAAGAAGGACTTTTAAGATTAGAAGGAGTATCAATAGAAAACAATCAACCTAAATCATACAAGGTTACCTTTTTTGGAAACACAGTAACACTAAAAGACACATTAAGAGAAGATGAGATTAACTCATTAAACTGGCTAGATAATTTTAACACTACATATAGTGCATCACAAGTATTAAATCTTTTAACTAATCCTTTTGGAACTGGAGGAACAGTAAATCCTGATAATGAAACTGGTGTTACAGTAGATGATTTAGGAACTAATGTAACTTATTACAAACCAGTTATCTGTCCTTTAATATCTAACTCAGCTAGATTGTATATGGATGGAGGTATAACAGTTCCATATCAGAATGCAGATGGTTCAGAGAATTTAGAGCTAGGAGGAAACTTAGCACCAACCAATGCAGGATCAGAAACTGCTGCAGATGTACATGGGGTGTATTTTGAAGATTTAACTTATGCTATTCCAGTTCACTTAATTGTAAGAGCAATACAAAATCAATATACATCAATTAGATTTAGTGATGATTTCTTTAGTTTAACAAATGGTCCAGAGGCTTATAAAAAACTATATATGCTTTGTCAAAACACAGAGGGTAGACAGTTTGAAGATATGGGAACAGCTCTAAAACAAGTATCAGGGTTTAGCACAGCACAAGCATTAAATAATAAACTAGCAGTTACATTCAATGCAATTTACATTTTTGGGTTACCTGAAAGAGATTTTATAAGAGGTGTGTTTAGTTTCCAAGCTACAGCAGCATATCCTGATTTTACAATTAGAGTAAGAAGGGGTGGAACATCAGAAGTATTTTCACAAAACTTTACTGGAGGAACTAATACAACTGGCTCATTTACTGTGTTCATGTATAATACATCAGCAGGTTATACAATAGAAATTGAAACTACTACAGCTTTTCAATTATCTAATTTTACATTTCAAGCAACTGATTCAAGTGGTAACAGCTCTAGCCATCAACTTACAAATGTAATTATACCTCTTGAAAAAGAATTTATAATAAAAGACCATCTGCCATCTTTAAAAACAATAGATTTTATTAGTGGATTGTTTAAAATGTTTAATCTAACAGCTTTTGAAAAGGATGGAATTATACATGTAAAAACTTTAGAGGAGTTTTACAATTCAGGTTCTATTAGAGATATTACAGAATTTGTTGATCCAAGTTCTACTGAAATAGATAAGGCATTGCCATATGAAGAAATTATTTTTAAATATAAAGACACAGATACAAGGTTAGCAAAACAACACAGTCAGCTAAGTGGATCAGATTGGGGTTCATTGAAATACAACAATAGTGAATTACTAGATAGTAATAACAAGATTTTTAATGTAGAGCTGCCATTTGCACATTTAAAATATGAAAAACTACTAAATGGTAGTAATGAAACAGAAGTACAAGTAGGATGGATGGCTAATGAAAATGGAGAACCTTACTTTAAAGATGCAGTTTTGTTTATTCCAATATTTCAACAATCAGCTAATGATATAAGATTTTTAGAACAGAAAACTGGAACTGGTGGAATAAATGACTTTGGTGAATTTTGGATGCCAAGCAATTCAGTAAGTATTCAACCTGAAGTAAATAAAGAAAACATACATTTTAATTTAGAGTTAAATGAGTTTACTAATAGTACTGCTTTTGATGAAACATTATTTTTAAAATATCATAGGTTTTATATTCAATCAGTATTCAATAGATCTAAAAGATTAACAAGACTTAATGCAAGACTGCCAAAAAAGTTCATTTTAAATTATAGTTTAGCAGATAGTGTTACTATAAATAATGAGTCATATAAAATAAACAGCATAACAACAAATCTGTTAAGTGGTGAAAGCCAAATGCAGTTATTAAATGAAACAGTAGATGTTGCACCTAGCCTAAATCCTGATACTGGAGGTGGTGATACAACTCAGCCTGATGGAACTCCTGAAACTAATGTGCTTTACTTTGAGGATTGTGCCAACTTAGGAACTTTTTATGAATCATCTTCTACAATAGACACTTTTAATTTTGTAAATAATAGAAGGCTAACAGAAGGTGGAAACTTTTATATTGTTAAAGGAAATATAGGAGCAGGAACTTACACAGCAAAAACAGTTAGTGATACTGGATTCTCAGGATGTCCTGAATCAACTACTCCTCCTACATTATATTATGGTTTAAAGAGGTGTTCAGATAATGAGAGTACTTTTAGAACATCAACAGCAGTAACAAGTCCTACATATGCTATAACAGAAAAAGTAGAAGATTCTAATAATGTTGCATATGTGATTATTAATAGTAATACAACAACTTCAACTATTGTAAATAATACATCAGGACAGCCAACTGTAGTGTCAGCAAAAACTGTATCAGCTTTTAGTCCTAAAGTATATAATTGTACACAAGGTCCAACAACATATTATTATAGTTTAACAAGATGTGATGGTACTGGAACTGTTTTATATGGTTTTAGTGGTACATCAGGACTTAGTGGGAGCAGAACATACAATAATACATGTTACAACATTGCATCAACAACAAATACTGGAACTATAGATGTAAGTAGTTTAACTACTTGTACATGTCCAGTTTATTACTATACTTTAAACTCTTGTTCTAACACAAGCTCAATACAACATTATGGGTTTTCTAATTTATCTAATTTAGCAGGAACTGAAAGAACATATAGTGGTACATGTTATTATGTAGCAGCAACAAGTAATACAACTGGTTCAATTAATATAGGAGCTTTATCTACTTGTACATGTCCTTCAGGAGGTGGAGGTACACCTGATCCAATTAGATATTCTCTAAAATTGTGTTCTAATAATCAGACTGGGTTTGTATCACCTGAAACTACAGACCAAATTGATTTAGACATTGATGCTAATGGTCAAACTGGTTCAAGGGTGCAAGATGCAAATGGATTTATATATACAGTTATAGGAACTACTACTAACACAAATGGTATTGTAGCTGCATTAGTTGATTTAGGTAGTAATGGTTGTCCATCAGCACCAGTTACACCAACTACATTTTATTGGTTACTATATAAATGTACAACATCTCAAGGAGGTTTTGTTTCAGAACAGACTACTGCTGAATTAACTGGTATGACAGAAGATGCAGTAAATGGTTCTAGAGTTCAAGGACCAGATGGAGTAGTTTACATTGTGTATGGACAAACATCAGATCCAAGCCAATATACTGGAGGCATTGTTTCAGTAGTAAGTTTAAGTGCAACAGGGTGTCCAACAACTCCTGATCCACCAACATCACCTTATTATTGGGAGCTTAGACAATGTTCTACAAACAACACAGGTTTTATGTCAGCTTTAACAACTGACCAACAAAGTAATTTAGCTGTAGGAGATTTTGTTTTTGAAACTAATACACCTAGTCAGATATATG